TACATAAAGAGAATAAAAGATACGTCAGAGGAATATTGGAATGTAAAAAAAGTTACAGATTGGATTGATAGTAGTGATCGTAAGGGCAAAGTTATGTTTAAAGATGTTGGAGATGATTATAGCCCTGAGAGAATTGAATTTGAATTGCGTAAAGCAAAGATGGTTCAGAATATTAAATATTATGGTTATGACACATTAAAAGGTTATAACACTGATGATTGGTCACAGATTAAACAATTTGCAACTAAATTGAAAGAATTAACAAAAGAACTTCGTATGAGTGGATATGCAGTATTCCAGTTAAGTGATGATACGGTATTTACTGATATTTTTAGTTTGAGTAGTAATAACATTGCCAATGCAAAGCAGATAAAGCATGTAGCTGATATTCTGAATATTGGTAAAAAGTTAAATAAGGAAGAATACCATAAATATCAAGTTGTTTTAGAATGTGATTCTTGGGGTGAACCAGTGACGGAAGATTTGGATTTAAGTAAACAATATTTTTGTATCAAACCAGATAAAAACAGAGCAGGTAGCAAGGACAAGATTATGTTATTTGAGATTGATTTGAACTTAAATATTTGGAAAAATATAGGTTATATCATTAAAAAACCAAAAAATAGTGACTAATTGGAGGGTGGCAGCTTGGATGTAAAAGAGTTGAAGAATTATATATATGAAAATAATTATTGTGAACAGATATTAGAATCCGTTGGTTGCCACCATATCAAATATCATTCAGTTGGAGCATATTGGACTGCTGGTAATCCTGATGGAGATAATAAAGGAGCAATTATTTTATACAACAATGAGTCACTTATCTGCTTGAATAAAACTCGACAAATGGTAAAGGGTAACAGACAAACAGATATTATTGATCTTGTGTGTTATGTTAAAAACCTTATATTTCCAGAAGGATTAAAAGAAATATGCTCAGAAATAGGAATGTCTTATTATCACGATTTTGAAGAGGATATTCCAGATAGTTTTAAAATACTGAAAATGTTAGAAGATATGGATTCTAATATATCAGAAGAGAAAGAAAAACCATTACAACCTATTTCGGAAAAAATACTTTCGTATTATAAGCCTTATGTAAATGATTTATTCTACGAAGACCATATAGATTATGAAACACAAAGAGAGTTTGAGATAGGTTTTGATGAAGAAACAAACCGATACACAATTCCTATTCGTTCTGAATTAGGAGATTTAGTCGGTGTAAAAGCAAGATATTTTGATAGAAAAGTACCTGATGGAATGAATAAATATATTTATTTAGAACCATGTGCAAAATCAAAAATTATATATGGATTGTATAAAACTCTTCCTTACATAAAAAGAACAGGAAGGATTTATGTTGGTGAATCTGAAAAGTTTGTTGAACAAGCATGGAGTTATGGTTATCAAAACACTGGTGGTACAGGTGGGAAGGAACTTTCACAATATCAAATTGATATGCTAGTTAGACTTGGTGTTGATATAGTTTTATGTTTGGACAAAGATGTAAAAAAAGAAGAATTAGAGGAATTAGCGGAAAGATTTCCTGATGGTGTTCCGCTTTATTATATGTTTGATGAAGATAATATTCTTGATGAAAAAGAATCCCCAACAGATGATCCTATTAAATGGAAGCACTTAGTAGAGAATAATATATACAGATTAAGATAGGAAGGTGTGTATTTGAAGTATAAATTATATGAAAATAGCGACAATAATACTTCCAATGTATTAGAGGAGGTTTTAAGAAATAGAGGAGTTGATGATTATGAAAAATATCTCAACTTAAATGAAGATGTTTTAATTCCATACGAAAATTTGGATAACATGAATAAAGCAGTAGAGTTATTTATGAAACACTTTAATAACAATGATAAAATTGAAATACTTATTGATGAAGATCCAGACGGTTTTTGTTCAGCAGCTATGATGTATTCTTATATTAAGAAAATGAATGTTGATTATCCAGTTAATTACATATTACACGCAAGAGCAAAGGCACATGGACTAGATGATGACATTGTAATATCTGATGATACAAAATTATTGATTATCCCTGATGCTGGTACAAATGATACAGAACAGTGCAGAGAGCTTTCAGAAAAGGGTATTGATATACTTATTCTTGATCACCATGAGTCAGAAGAAAAAAATCCATATGCATTGATTGTAAATAATCAAATGAGTGACAATTATTCTAATAAGGATTTTTGTGGAGCAGGTGTTGTATATAAGTTTTTACAAGCATTAGATGCTGAGACATGGAATGAGTTTGCAGATGACTATTTAGATTTGTGTGCATTAGCAAATATAAGTGATGTTATGGATATGCGTTCATTTGAGACAAGATATATTACAAATCTTGGATTACTCAATATTACAAATAAATGTTTTCAGGCACTTATTAAAGCACAAGATTACAGTATAAATGGTAAGGTTAATATCCACAATATTCAATGGTATATAACACCTATTTTAAATGGAATGATTCGTATCGGTTCAAGTGATGAAAAGGAATTATTATTCAGAGCTTTTATCGAAAAAGAGGAGTTCTTTGAATATAAAAAAAGAGCCACAAAGAATAAACCAGCAGAAACAATTCAGGAAAACATTTATGATAGAGCTGCTAGACTTTGTAAAAATGCAAAATCACGACAAGATAAAATGAAAGAAAAAGGTGTAAAAGCAATTTCAGAAGTCGTAGATAACCTTCCAATTGATGACAAGGTTATTATGGTTGATGTATCTGACTTACTTGATAATGGATTAACTGGTGTTGTAGCAATTAAAATTGCAGAGCAATATAATAAACCTTGTATTTTGCTAAAGAAACATTTTGATAAAAAGACAAAGACAATTGTATTTGGCGGTAGTGCAAGAAATATTGATAATAGTCCAATTGATAGTTTTAAAGATATTGTTAATTCAACAGGATTTGTTAATGGCAAAGGTCATGCAAATGCCTTTGGTATTGTAGATTTACCAGTTGATGATAAAGAAAAAGCAATCAATACGATGAACAGTATTCTTAAAGATACCGAATATGATTCTACATATCGTGTGGATTTTATCTTAGACATTGATCATGTCACAATCCCTTTAATTATTAAGTTATCACAGTTTGAAGATATTATTTGTCAAGGAATTGATGAACCTATGCTTGCAATAGAGAATATATCATTGACAAGAGATTGTTTTGAAGTGTTTGGCAAAAATGAAGATACTATCAGTTTTATGGTAAATGACATTAAGTATATTCAATTCAAATGTAAAGAAGGTAATCAGTTATATGATTTTCTTCAAAATGCATGGGATGATAATGATAGTATTACATTTAATATTGTCGGAAAACCTTCAATAAATGAATATAACGGTATTAGAACACCACAGATTATTATTGAAGATGTAGTTGTTCTTAGTACAAATAGTAACGATGAGGACGATGATTGGTAGGAGGTGAATTATGTATAGTTCATTACATAACCATACATATTATTCATTACTTGATGGATATGGTAGTCCAAAAGAAATGTTGGATAGAGCAAAAAAAATAGGGTTAAAGGCATTTGCTATAACAGAACACGGAAATGTATATTCCCATATTTATTTTGATCTTATAAAAAAAGACTATCCAGATATTAAAATGATATATGGATGTGAGTTATACGAATGTGAAGATATCACTGTTAAGGATAAAGACAATAAATATTTTCATTTGATTTGTTTAATAAGAAATGAGCAAGGCAGAAAAGACTTAAATAAAGTTATTACAAAAAGTAACTTTGAAGGGTTTTATTTTAAACCACGATGCACAGTAGAAGATATTAAACCCTATGCTGATAATTTTGTTATTTCTTCTGCTTGTTTAGCAAGCAAGTTAGCGAGAGAGTCAGATTTTGAGAAGTGTATTGAATATGTTAATGAATACAAAGAAGCTTTTCCTTATTTCTTCCTTGAGATGCAGTCGCATTCTCATCAGGATCAGCGTTCATATAATCAGAAAATCTTAGAACTTTCAAAAAGAACAAATACCCCATTTATCATTACAACAGATAGTCATGCACCTAAAAAAGAAGATTTGTATTATCAGGACAAGCTTATTCAGATTGGTAGAAAAAGTAGCAACAATGACAAAAATGCTATCGAAAATAGTGAAGTATATGAAGGTTGCTATATGCAATCTGAAGATGAAATCCATGAAATTATGGATAGTCAGATTGGATATGAAAATGTATGTCTTGGATTGGAGAATACTAATAAAGTAGCAGATTTAATTGAAAACGTGGATATGCCATTTCAGAAACCACAGTTACCTACATTCCCATTGCCTGATGGATATAGAGATAACAATGAATTTTTATGGCATTTAGTTAGACAAGGTTGGAAAGATAGAGGATATAACAATCTTAGCGAAGATGAACAGCAAGTAAGAAGAACTAGATTGAACTATGAGATGGGTATTATTCATTCGATGGGGTTCGATGGTTATTTCTTGTTTGTATGGGACTTTATTAAGGCTGCTGAGAAACTTGGAATTGAAGTTGGTAAGGGAAGAGGAAGTGCAGCAGGTTCTTTAGTTTGTTATTGTTGTCATATCACAGATATTGATCCGATTAAATATGGACTCATTTTTGAGAGATTCTTAAATCCTGAACGAGTAGGACTCCCAGATATTGATACAGATGTTGGTAACAGAGATGCAATCATTGATTACCTTGTAGACAAATATGGAGAAGAAAGAGTATGCCAGATTATTAACTACTCGTATATTACTCCAACAGTTGCAATTACTGACGTTGGTAAGATACTTGGATTTCCATATAATCAGATGCAAAAACTTTCACAGAAATTTACATTCGATAAATGGGATGACTGTATGAAAGCAAACCCAAATTTACTCGCAGACAATCCACAATATGCTGATTTGTTTGATATTGCAAAGCATTTAAGTGGTCGTGTTAAAACAGTTTCTATTCATGCTGGTGGTGTTGGCATCGTTGATACAACAATTAATGACTATATGCCAATGAAAATAGGAACTAAGGGCGAGCATGTAATTCAAGTTGATAAGCATTATGTAGAAGACATTGGAATTGTAAAGTTTGACCTTCTTGGAGTAGCAACACTTAATCTTGTGAAGGAAATTAAGGATGACTTACATTTAGATCCTTGGGATTATGATATCAATAATCCAGAATTTGAGAATGACAGACCTACATATGAATTATTAGCAAGTGGTAAGACTAATGGCGTATTCCAGGTTGAATCAGCAGGAATGAAAGATTTGCTTATTCGGTTAAAACCAAAACTTGAACAACTGGACTTTGAGGTTATATCTGTCATCTTGGCATTATATAGACCTGATAGTATGGGAGCACTTGATGAGTATGTTGAAATGGCAACAGGTGGAAGTAGACCACCATCAATTCATCCAGATATGGATGAAATTTTAAAAGACACAAATTACTGTATGATTTATCAGGAACAGCTTCTTGATATTGTTAAGAAGTTTGGTGGAAGAACATACGGTGGTGCTGACTTATTCCGTAAGGCGATTGGAAAAAAGATAGTTGAATTAGTACAGAAAGAGTCAGAAATTCTTCGTGGTGAAATTGTAGCAAACGGATATTCTAAAGAAATTGCTGATAAAATTGCGAATGAATTATCACAAAAAGGCGGTTATCTATTCAATAAATCGCATTCATACAGTTACGCAGTCCTTTGTTTCGAGACGGCTTGGTTCAAAGCTCATTACCCAACTTACTTTTTCAAAGCATTGTTTAATCAGAATAAAGATAAAGCAGGTGCAATTAATAAGTATATTCTTGATGCAAGGTATTTTAATGTGGGTATTATGCCACCGAATATCAATCATTCTGGAATGAATTTCACAGTTGATAAAGATAAGGTTCTTTTTGGATTATCTGCTATTGGTGGAATTGGAGAATCACTCTCTAAGCAAATTATCGAAGAAAGAGAGAATAATGGTATATACAAATCGTTTGATGATTTGATTCAGAGACTTTCTTTAGGTAAGGCATCTGTTATTGCATTGATAAAATCTGGTGCAATTCCTTGTAAAAATAAGCGTGAAAAACTTATATCATATCTTAAATCAGAGTATCAACCATTAAAATTCTCAGAAGTTCAATCATTGCCTACCTATAAGAAACTCGAAGAAGATTGGAACATTAACTTAAAGAAGTACGTGATTCCTTCATCTGGAAAACGAATTGTATATGACAAGGAAGCACTACTCACTGAATATAACAGATTGAAAAAGATACAGTTTGAAGAAAATCAGAAGGTAAGATTCCAAAAGTACATAGATGATAACAAAAAATATCTTGAAGACGAACAGTTTTGGGAATTCCAAACATTACAAGTATTTATCAATGATAATCCATTTGATGCAGCTTATACATTCTTGACACCATTTGAGGATGTACCCGATGGTGAAAAATGTACTTTAGTTGGCATTATAGCAAAAGTTCAAAAGAAAAAAGATAAGAATGGTAAGCAGTTCGCATATATAAATATCTATTCAAGTTTTGGACTTGTTGAAGGAATTGTATGGCATAGTCAATTAAAGGAATATGAAGATTTAGTAAAAAAAGGACAGCAAGTAGCAATTCTTTGTAAGAAAGATAGCGAAGAAAAGGTAATTGTAGAAAAATTAAAGCCATATAGTAAATGGCTTGAATATGTGAGAAAGAAAGGAGTATCAGTCTAAATTGGATGAAGATGAGATTTATAAATTCACAGCGATAATTACATATGAGCAATACTATTCGGATGATTCAACGTGGGGTGTGTTTGGATTTTCAACAAAAGATGATATTCCATTCTTTACAAAATCTACAAAAACATTCGATCCGTTTGGTGATAATAATTCTGCAAATGATACTGATGATAGAAAAATGAGTAAGTTAGCAGGAAAGATGCAACATTTAGTTGTGGGTGGAGAATATGTGGTTAAGGCGAAATATAAAAAAGATAAAAAATATGGCGATCAATATACACCGATTGCCATATACGCCATTATTCCACAAAGCAGAGAAACACAGCTATTATTTTTGAAGTCAATGATTCCTGAATGGATGGCAGATAATTTAATAAACGCATATCCAAATGTAGTTAATGATGTAGCGAATGGTACATTAAAAACTATTGATTACAGTCTTGTAAAAGGTGTTAGAGAAATTACTTGGAATAAAATCAAGGAAAAAATCATCAATAACTATCTTATTTCTGACATTATCTCAATGCTAAAACCAATTGGTGTTACTTATGCAATGATTAAAAAATTGCTTTCAGAAGAACCAAATCCAGTTTTATTAAAGCAAGAGTTAGAAAAAAATCCATACATCATGACAAAAATTGATGGGATTGGGTTTCGTAAATGTGATGATTTAGCACTGAAGTTAAAACCTGAACTGATTGATTCTACACAAAGACTTGTAGCTTTTATCCAATACTATTTCAAAGATCTAGGAGAAAGTAAAGGTCATACATGGTGTTCTGAAAAGATTTTAAGGGCAGCCATAAGTAATAATATATACGAGTGTTGCAATAAGGTTGATTGGCTATTAGAAAATAATGACTTTCTTCATATTGATAATGGTCGAATTGGTCTGAAATATTATTACGATATTGAGATGCAGATTTATCATTTGATTCTGAATAAATCTCAAATTGAAACAACAATCAATATTTCTGATAAAGCGATTGATAAAGCAATTAAACATGCGGAAGAAGAACAAGGATTTGATTATGTGGTAGAACAGTTAGACACGATTCATAAGAGCTTACATAGAACTGTTAGTTTGATAACTGGAAAAGCAGGAACTGGTAAAACATCAATAATGCGAGCAATTGTTAAGGCTTATATGGAGAATAATTATATGATGACAGCTTCAGCACTTTCAGCAATGGCAGCTCAAAGAATTACAGAAGCAACAGAATTTCCTGCAATGACTATTCATAGAACACTTGGATGCCAAGGTTTAAATGATTTTACATACAATAAAGACAATCATTTGATTACAGATGTTGCATTTCTTGATGAGGGAAGTATGGTTAATGCCATTTTATTTTTACATTGGCTTGAGGCAATTGGAGATAATACAAGAATTATTATTTCAGGAGATCATAAGCAGTTACCACCTATCGGATTTGGTAACGTGTTCTCAGACTTAATTGAAATGTTTGATGAATCAGTTGTGAGTAAGTTAGTAAAACCTATGAGACAGGCAGAAAAATCAGGCATTCTTGTTGATGCAAATAAGATTCGTGAGAATATAAATCCTATATCTGAGAAGCTACAGCCACGAATTATTCATGGTGAGTTGCAGGATATGTATTATATGTTCCGTACAAATCGACAGTCATTATTTAATATTGCTATTAAGACATTTATTAAATCTGTTGAATCAGATGGAATCGACAATGTGGTTATTGCAGTACCTCGTAGAAAAGATTGCTTGAATAGCACCAATGAAATTAACAAGGTTATTCAAAATGAATTACTTGGTGATGTTTTAGAGAGTATTGAAGGTTTTGATACAACTTTCAAACTTGGTGCAAAAGTCATGCAAACAGTTAATGATTATGACAAAAATGTATTTAATGGCGAGATTGGTTATGTGACAAAAATCAGTGAAAGATATGATGGTAAGAAAAAAGAAGAGTATTGTGAAGTAACTTACACTGATATTTTTGGAAAAGACAAAATCATTGAATACACAAAGAAAGAGTTAGCTGCTTTGGATCTTGCTTATGCTATGACAGTACATAAATTACAGGGTGCTGGTCGAAAGACAGTAATTGGTATTATTGATAATACACATCATCAGCTTCTTGATAACTGTATGCTTTACACATTGTTGACTAGAGCAAAGAAGAGATGTTTGTTATTAGCTGAACCAGAAGCATTTTTACAGTGTATTAGAACAAGTCATAATAATAGAAACACTTGGATGATGTTGAAAACAGAGAATAATACAGTAGAAGAGTAATTTGGATTTCTGAAATGCCCATAAATAGGGCGTTTCAGGGACTCAAAAAGCCAAGGAAAGACGGATTTCTTGTTAGTCATTCTTTGGAAAGAAAGGAGAGAATAAGTAAATGAAAATGCTTGTGTTTTATCGGTCAAGAGAATATACAAATGCAATTATATCTTCAACAAGGTATAAATTGCAAAATATGGATATTGCAAAAGGTCTTGACGTTGATTTTATTAATTTAGATAAAAGAAACTACATTAAGGTATTGGCTCAAATGGAAGAATTGCCACGCTTTGTATATATTTGGTATGACGAAGAAAAGGTTACAGATTATATCAATGAAACATACCCATCAATAGAAGTCTTACATTTTGATGTGGAAAATTCAGTCGAAAAACACAATAGTGGTTTTTATGGATATACGACAAAAGAATATAAGTTAGCAGACTTAATGCTTCAGAAATTTAAGGATAGTCTTGTAAAGAAAACAATGTATCAGGTTGATTCTTTATATAAAATTTCAAAAATGGACATGGATGATATGGATATAGCTTGTTCAAAATATCATTCATTTGAGACAAGGGAGGAAGCAAAGCAATATTGTATTGACTGTCTTAAAAAGGAAATTGATACATTAGAAAATAGAATTGATATGTACCAAAGCAATATTAAGTCTTGCAAAGCTGATTTGAAAAAGAAAAACACACTATTAAAGAAATACGATATTAAAGCAAATTAAACGATGGATTTGCTAAGGAGGGAAAATACATGAAATATAAAATTAGCAATATATACATAAATGTAAATGGTGAAGATATTGCTGTTGGTGTTGTTCTTGGAGAAGAAGATAAACCACAGTCTCCATTTAGAACGGAATATGTTACAAATTCAGAGTATGAAAGTGGGTTAAAAGAATTTCGATACGGTAAACAACAAATTGGAGATTGTGTTTATCATTGTATAACACAGTTTAAAAATTTTACTGCTACATGCCCAATAAAACAGAAGTGGGTTGATGAATTAGAAAAAATGGGATACGACATATCAAAATTGAAATATGAAATTGCAGAGTAATCGACATTTCTTGGGAAAATTAAGAAGGAAAATGAAAATGACAAATTAGCAAAATTGCTAAGAGGATTTAACAATGCGAAATAGATAAAATAACAAAATAGGAGGATTTATGAGTTCAAGAGATAATTCATATGCAAATACAGACAAAAAGACATTATTTTTATCTGATGATGTAGACAACGAATCTATTGGTAAATTAACATGGAGCATTTTACAACAGATTCGAGAAGATGATGAGAAAGATGAAAAAGAGAAAGATTATAAGCGTGAACCAATTAAACTATACATCAACTCGTATGGTGGATCTGTTAGTGATATGTGGGGATTAATTGATGTCATTCTTAATAGTAAAACTCCAATCTATACATATTGTACAGGATATGCAATGAGTGCAGCTTTTAAGATTTTCTTAGCAGGACATAAGAGATATTGTTACAAGCATTCGACATTTATGTATCATCAAATGAGTTGTTTGAGAAGTGGTAAATATCAGGATTTGGTAGAAGACAGAGAAGAAATGGACTGGCTGAATAAAAAGATTGAAGAATATGTAATCGACAGAACAAATCTCACAAAAGATGATATTAATGAGATTCGTGAAAAGAAGAAAGATTTCTATATTCATTCTGACAAAGCAGTCAAGTATGGAATTGTAGATGAAGTTTTGTAAAGAACAGAGAATAATACAGTAGCAAGCTGATTTCTCGTGGGAGGTAAATCATGAGTAGATCAAAGAAAGAAATAAAAAAGGAATTATATGAGTATTTTTCATATATGCAGCAAGAGGATAATAAATCACTTCTGGGAGGTATGGCTTGGGACGATATTGCTTGGCATATCAAATATGCAGAAGATAATGGAATATTAAGAACACAGCTAGGTTTTGATTTTCCTAAATTGCTTGGATATCTGATTATTGATGATGAAACATATGAAAAGAAAAAGAGAGAATATACTGAAAGTATTGAAACTTATAACCATAATGCAGACTTGTTAAGAGCTAATAAATGGAAATATAAGCTAGTCGATGATTCAGAAGAAAGCAGACGACATTTGGCTGATACATATATTCAGTATGCAGAAAATTGTAAAGAATTACTAAAAAACTTAGATGTGTATCACAAAGAATATTTGGATTATATGAAAAATACTAAACAAGAATCGACAGTTTCTTGTGAAAGTTAAGGAGGTAGTAAATGAGAATAGCATTAACAGGTCATAGACCTCAGAGATTAGGATTACCAGATGATGAGTTAGATATTAAATGGACAAGAATTGGTCATTGGATTTTTAATCAAATACTTGATGTGTCTGATGTTTATTGTGGTATGGCAAATGGCTCTGATATTTTAATTGGGTTAAATACTTGTATTATTAAGGAGAGATACAGAGCAGCTTCGCCAGAATTAGAGAAGAATAGAAATTTAAAATTACATTGCATATTACCATGTAAAAACTACAACTCGTCTAATAAATATTACAATAAGTTAAGAACTGAAGCTGATGAATGGGTTGAGTTATCAGATGAATTCTACAAAGGCTGTGACAATGTGAGAGATCAATATATGGTTGATCATTGTGATGTACTTCTTGCAATTTGGGATGGTAATAAATCTGGTGGTGTTTGGTCAACAATTCGTAAAGCACAGAAAGCAGGTAAGAAGATTATTTACTGTCCAAAAGAGATTTTAGAAAGAGAATAATATAGTAACAGGAAACCATTATTTCATGTGGAGATTAGGAGCAAAATATGACATTAGATAAAGAAACGATGAAAGTAAGCACAGCATTAAGAATTGCAAAACAGTATTATCCACAGGATAAATTAGAACACGCACTTAGAGTTGCTACATATGTATCAGAAAATATCTTTATTCCATACGATTTAAGAAATGAGTGTGTGGCTTTGGCAATTATGCATGATCTTGTAGAAGATACAAATTTTAAATCATCTGGTTTGCCAGATAATTTCAAAAACGCATTATTACTCTTAACTAAACCAGACGATCTTTCGTATGATGAATATTGTCAGAGGTTTAAGAAGTATAACACAAATGATTATTTGTGTGCATATTGGGTTAAATTAGCCGATATGAAAGATCATTTGTCACTAACAGATACACTAACAGATAGGTTAAAAGAAAAGTATCTAAGTGGATTGAGATATTTATTATAGAAAGGGGTAAATATGAAAGTAATTTTACAGTATACAGATTGTATGTCTGATGATAAGAATATTTTTGGAGTATTAGCTAGAAACAATGTAGAAGTAATTGAAACGAAACAAGGACAGTTTTCAGTTTATCCACTTGTTACAATTAGAGTCAAAGATACAGATACACTCAACAAAATTTTAGAGCAACTAAATGAGAAATCGGTTTATGGAGTTAGAATTGTAAAAGTAAAATCAGATAAATCATTTGTTGAAAGATTAAAGATGATGTTTGAGTAATTTTGAAAAATAAAAAAGGAGAATACATTAATGAAAAATATCGCAACGACAATTGCTTATGCATCTGCATGGATTGCAACATCAATAGCAGTAATTTTTGCAATTAAATATACAGAATCTGCTTGGTGTCTCTGGGCGTTATTGTTTCCTGCTTGTATTAAAGCTAGTGTTGATATTAGTACGAGCAATGACGGTGATGATAACGAAGAAGATTAGACTATTATTTCATGTGAAAGGAAGAGATAGATATATGGGAATAAGATATATGTGTAAAGAAAGAGAAGATAATTTAATTGACATCAATGTATATGGTCATGGATGTATGGAGGGACTATATAACTGTGAAGGTAGATTCAATACAAAACATGTTTTTAGTGATGGATTCAACCCTGATAGTGGTTGGTATCGTATAGCTGATTATAGAGTAAATGACTTGAAAGTTTTTAGGAAGAAAGGAATTAATATTACATACGATGATAGTTGTAAATACGTTAAAGAATTAGTAGAAAATAATAAATAAAAATTCACAGGAATCTAAACTTTCATTTGGAATTG